AACTATTTCTAGTAGACGTAGATTTCTAATATACGATAGTCTAATTTAATAGAAATAGGTTTTATATAGATTACGTATACTAGATTACGTATTCTAGTAATAGACTAAATCTAGTAATAGACTTGTAATATATTTAGATGTATAGTAGTCTAGTCGTATAGTTGTAGAAGTAGAAAATTAACCTAACTTAAAGAGGAGTATCAAATGAAATTTTGCAAAGATTGTAAGCATTTCAATAAGTCGGATAAGACGTGTAATAACCCTAATGTTCCCCGTGATATGGTGTCTGGAGAACGTGAAACATGGACAGCCATTCATTCTCGTTTAAGACCGCTTACAGGTTGTGGAGAGGAAGCCAAATGGTTCGAGGAACTCGTAGATCTTGATGACTACACCAGCTCATTATTCAATCGTGTAGGAGTTTCATCATGACTGATTTAAATTTAGAACTCGACAATATGAAAGTATCCATTTTAGAAATGGAGAACGATCGTCTTAAACTTGAGAAGGAAGAATTAGAGTCCGAGATCGGTAAATTAGAAGATGAGAACGAACATTTAAAAGAAATCATTAAATCTTTAGCGGAGGTCCTATGAGTAACGATAGAAACGATTTTGAGCCAGCAATACGCAATGCTGCTTGGTGGGCTAGTGATACACGTCAAGCCATCAAAGGAAACGCCCTACAGACTGTTTTAATCAAACAAGGTAAACTTTCGCCTCCTGATCTCTCGGAGATTGAAGCAGTTCAAATGGGACATGTGATGCAACCCGTTATTGGTAGACTAACACAAGACAGATTAAAGATGGAGTTAAAAGATGCCGACTACATGCTCACGCATTCTAAAGAGAACTGGTTTAGGTCTCATTTTGATTTTATTACTGCTGATGGTAGCGCACTTGTTGAAGCCAAAAACTATAATGCTGCTGTTCGTTCTCAGTTTGATCCTGATACCAATAGGATTCCATCTGTAGACTATGCACAATTAGTCCATGAGGCAGCTGTTCACAATGTATCTAAAGTTTACCTTGCTGTTCTCTTTGGTGGGCAAGAGTTTCATACCTTTGAGTTTGATATATCGGAAGCAGAAAAATCCGAGTTAATCAAAAATATGGCGGTATTCTGGGCGCATGTGCAAACAGGAACAGCTCCAGAGCCGAGAAACATTGAAGATACGAAATTACTCTATCCTCAATCGACAGATGGTGTCACCTTTGCAACCCAAGACATTGAAAACATGGTCCATGATCTTAAAGCACTTAAACAAAAGATTAAGGAATATGAATCTATTGGGGAACAATGGGAATTAGCTATTAGGAACGCAATAGGAGAGAATCAGGAGCTGCGCACCTTTGATGGTAATACCTTAGTGACATGGAGATCCTCGAAAGCCTCTATGCGCTTTTCTAGCGATTTATTCAAGCAAGCTATGCCAGACATCTATGACAAGTTTGTCATCGAACAACCAGGTTCTAGGAGGTTCTTAATCAAATGAAACACAAACACGCAGAATTAATACACGCTTGGGCAGATGGTGCAAAGATTCAATATAGAAATATTTATGCCAAGTCAGGTGAATGGAGTGATTGGATGGAGTTTTTCAATGTTTGGCAAGAAAGCGAAAGTGTTGAATATCGCATTAAACCTGAGCCAAAGCCTGATGTTGTAGCTTATTTATCAAAAGAATTTCACTCGACGTTAAATGGTTTTGCATGGCACGAATCTACTTATCAATTCCATACTTCACTTTTAAAAATTACATTTGATGGCGAAACAAGCAAACTTAAAAGTGCAGAGGTATTGAAATGAATAATATTGATATAGCAATATGGGTGATGACTGCCAGCTCAGTCATAGACACTATCCTAACTTTAATTGAGAGGTTCTTATGAGTAATATTGTCAGTTTTAATGATATGCAGAGTATGGCGGAAGCCATAGCCAAGTCTGGTTTGTTTGGTATGAAAGACACTAACTCTGTTCTTGCTTTAATGGCGGTTGCACAGGCAGAAGGATTGCACCCCGCAACAGCTGCTAGAGATTTCCACATCATTCAAGGTAGACCAGCATTGAAAGCAGATGCTATGCTTGCAAGGTTTCAAAATGCTGGAGGAAAAGTAGACTGGACTATCTACACAGATGAGGTTGTGACAGGACTCTTTACGCACCCTAACGGTGGTTCTTTGTCTGTGACTTGGACGATTGAACAAGCCAATAAAATTGGTTTAGTCAAGCCTGGCAGTGGTTGGCAAAAGTTTCCAAGAGCTATGCTCAGAAGTCGTTGCATTAGTGAGGGAATACGATCTGTTTTTCCTGGCAGTGTGACAGGATTCTATTCACCAGAGGAAGTGCAAGACTTTGATGATAAACCGATTGAAAGAGATATAACACCGAAGAAAGCGCCTACTGTTGTCTTGCAAGGGAATGAGCCAGTAGTCTTGGAAGAAACGCCACTGATCAAGACAATTCCTTTGTATATTCCGAATCAGTCAGAACCTTATGCTAAGTATTTAAGTAAAGAAGATTGGGTTGCAGGATTTCTCGACATGTTTAGGAAAATCAAGGTAAACGAGAAATTGACAGAAGATGAGAAATACCAAAAGTATGAATCATTTAGAGAAGTCAATACAGAGTTTTTAGGCAGCTTAGATTCTCTTTCAACAGCAAATATTCTCGCAGGTATGAACAAAATCAATAAGGAAATTCAACATGAACAGTCATAAACCTATGCTCGGTAAAGGCGTATTATTCCAAAACAAAAAGACACAAGAAAAGTCACCAGACTATAAAGGCATGATTACCCTTGCTAAAGACTATAAGGCAGGATCAGAACTTAAAATAGCAGGTTGGCTTAAGATTACACAAGGTGGTAACTTGATCAGCTTGAGTGAGGACTCTTATGTGGCTAAGAATAATGAGCCATATCCAAGAGAGTTAAATAAAATGGATGATGACGTGCCATTCTAATGATTGTATTAAAACTACCTTATCCGCCTAGTATCAATGTTTATTGGTTAGCGTCAGGACACAGACGTTATATCAGTAAACGAGGTATGCTGTTTAAGCAAGCAGTTGCAGACTATGTGCAAGAATACAATACGCCTAAATTGGGAGATGCTAAAGTAGAAGTATTTATTTACATTTATCCAAGATCAAAGAAGTTAATGGATATTGATAATTGTGCGAAGCCCGTTTTGGATGCTTGTCAGGATGCTGGAATCTTTGATGATGATGTGCAAGTGGAAGCACTACACGTTTATCGTGGTAGACCAAGAAAAGGCGGAGGAGTAACAGTTTTAATTGATGAACTCACCAGAGTAGCTACTGAAACCCAGTTGGGTTGAGTTAGGAAGGTGCGCTGCACACCTTTAGCTACATGCAGCAATAACCTAACTTTGGAGGATATATGCCCGTAACAGATACATCTATACAAGCCTATCATGAACACCGTTCTGAAGGTAAAGTCAATACACAAGCCAACAGTATTTATCGTTCTATGCAAGTCGGTAAAGACTATTCCAGACGTGAATTAGTAGCCATCACACTCATTGAGTTATCAAGTGTTTGTGGTCGAGTCAATGAACTCTTACAGCTCGGATTACTCAAAGAAGGAAAAAAAAGAAAATGCAGAGTCACAGGAAAAACCATCATTCCAGTCTATAAGGATATTTTATGAACATTCAAGTATTTAGTCTATATTGGGACAACATTGACGATCGTATTGTGTGGTATCAAAACGAAGTAATGAATAAAATGGGGATTAGCGTTCAACAACACCGTATCAATGGTATAGGACATGCAGAATGGATGTCTTGGATTGAAAATAGGACAGATTCTGATGCGATTCTTTACATGGATATTGATTGCATTATTACGCATCCACAAGTCATGAAAAATTGGGTGATTAAAGCCACGAACGGTGAATTAGTAGGCAACATTCAATCTACAAATCATTTAGGCGTAGAGGTGGCTAAAAAGACGTTTGCAGCACCCTCATTCTTGGTTCTGAATAAGAAGATGTATCACCGTCTTGGAAAACCATCATTTCAAGCCACACCGTATGGAGATGTAGCGCAGACATTAACGGATACTTGGAGGATGTATGGTGTACCCGTGCATTTGATACCGATTACACACTTTGAGAAGCCTAAATGGGCTTTAGCGGGTGTACCAAATCAATACGGTATCGGTACGACTTTTGGTGGTTTTAACTACCATTTATTTGAATCCAGACAACAAGAAAATATTGAATTATTTGTTCAAAAATGTATGGAGGTGTTGAAATGAATGAACCAGTTGCAATGCGTTACGATTTTGATGGATATGGATATAGATACATCGATTCAGGCTCAGGGAGTGATTGGCAAACGAGAGAGAAAGGAGAGTTTCTTTATACCAAACCTTTTTTTGATGAAAAACCTGTTGCTATGATGGTAAAAATTGATGGGTTTGATAAACCTGAGTTTACTACAACGTGTAGTTCTGTTGCGTTAAAACACCCTAACTATACTGCATTGTATGACCATCCACCAATAGCTTGGGCTGAATTAGAAGAAGGGCAGAGTATCCCACTCTATGAACACCCAATGCGTGAACTAACAAAAGAGGAAATAGATAATATTTTTGGAATATCTGCATTAAACACAACAGTAACTTTAACAACAGAACAATGTTATTGGATTGTTGATGCAATACTAAAGAAAGCGAGTGAGAAATGACAGCAAATGAACTAGCAGATATAAATGAGTGGTCTTGTTGTGCTCATAGTAAACAAGTTTCTGCCATGCTACGTCAACAAGCACAAGAAATAGAAGCGTTAAATAATGCAGTAGATTCTTTAGTATTAAATAATGTTTTGTGGGAGTTAACAGATGAGGAAATACTAGCCCTATGGGTAAAGAAAAACAATCTAAATGGTGCTAAAGATATTTTAGATTTTGCTAGAGATTTATTAAAGAAAGCGAGTGAGAAATGAAAATTGTTGTCATTACGCCCACAACAGGAAAAGAAACATTGCAAAGAGCTATTGATTCTGTCAAAGCACAGACTATGAAATGTGAACATTGGGTGATTGTTGATGGAAAATTCGATTTTTCTTGTGACGCAGACGTTGTTATTCATTTACCAGAAAATACGGGAAGGGCAGGCGGTATTTTATGGAATGGTCAACGCATCTACGCAGGTATGCCGTTTATGATCAATGCAGATTATATGCTGTTCTTAGATGAAGATAATTGGTTTGAACCAACACATGTCAATGATATGGTGTTTAAATGTGAATCGGAAAACCTAGCATGGTGCTATTCACTGCGCAGAATCTTTAATACAGAAGGCGAATACGTCTGTAATGATGACGTTGAATCACTTGGCAAACTCTCTAGCAATCCAGATACATTTGTGGATATGAACTGCTATTGTGTTAGAGGGGATGTCTTACCTACTTTATCTC